GTGCGGGCACTGGCAAAAGTTTATCCGCGGTCTCAGAAGCGTTAGCCAAGGCATACGACGGGAACTTCGCAGCTCTAAAGAAGCTTGGCGTTCCAATCGACGAGACAATTCTAAAGACTAAAGACTTCGACGCTGCCATGCTCGCGCTGTCTGCTACTTTCGACGAGCAAGCCTCGATCCAAGCCGACACATTCCAAGGCAAGATGGCGCGTCTTACTGTTGCATTCGATGAGGCTAAAGAGACTGTAGGTTCTTACATTCTCGACGCCATTACTCCGTTAGTCTCCAGCTTCGTAGATAAAGGCATTCCAGCGATCACAGCTGTAGCGGAAACTTTAGGTAAAACTTTAGGGCCAGCATTCGGCGCAATCTTTAGAGCCATAAGGGACGACTTACTTCCAATCTTACGCGCTTGGTGGACTTTCCTTTACGACACAGTTATTCCAGCCATCGGTAAAGTAATCGGCCCAGTTCTCGAAGGTCTTAGTTACGCATTTAATACAATTAAAAAAGCGGTCGCGGATAACTCCACAGAGTTAGCTCCGTTCTTGCAGTTACTTAAAAACATCTTTGAGTTTATTAGTAAATACTTCGCGCCTATTCTTGGGAATAACTTAAAGCTTGCACTCATGGGCATAAGTAACCTAGTCGCTACTCTAATTACAGGATTCTCGCAGCTAGTCGGATTCTTAACTAAGGCCTACGATCAGATGTCGAAGATCGTTAATCTAGTAAATAGTAATAAGAGCCTATTCTTAGGACAGGCTGGAATTATCGGATCTATTATCGGAGAGATAGGCGGTGCTAGAGCTAACGGCGGCCCAGTCGCGGGCGGTACTTCTTACCTAGTCGGAGAGCGTGGCCCAGAACTATTCACGCCTAACACTAGCGGAATGATTACTCCAAACAATCGTCTCGGCGGATCAGGGGCCAACGTCTTTAACATCACTGTAAACGGCGCAATAGACGCAGAAGGTACGGCTAGAACTATCGTAGACATTCTTAATCGTTCAGCTGCTCGTGGCGGCGGTGGCTATAACGCACTAGTGAGCGTCTAATGAGCGTCTGGACTCCCGAATGGTCGATCCAGATAAACGGTGGAACCGAGTACGTGGATCTAACGCTAACAAACGTCTCGATTACTTCTGGCCGAACCGACATCTACTCCCAGCCTAGAGCGGGTTACTGTTCTCTGGAGATTCTTAACCTAGACGAGTCTCCACTTACTATCGACGTGAACGATAACGTCTTAATTCGAGTTAAAGATTCTACGGGAACTTTCGTTAATCTCTTCGGTGGAGACGTTACAGACATTCAAGTTTCTGTCGTTAATAGCAGCGGAACGCAATCGAATCAGATTATCCGTTTAACAGCTCTTGGAGCTTTATCTAAACTTCCAGTAAGCCTTACAGAAGGCGTCTTAGCTAAAGACTTCGACGGCGATCAGATCTACACAATTCTCTCGGAATTACTTCTTAATAACTGGAACGAAGTCGCTCCAGCTGTAACGTGGGCTAATTATGACGCGACGACGACGTGGGCTAATGCGGAAAACGTAGGTCTCGGCGAGATAGATCAGCCAGGCGATTACGAACTGGCAGCTCGTTCTTCTTCTGTTACAGACGTCTATTCTTTAGTTAGTTCTTTGGCTAATTCTGGACTCGGTTACATCTATGAAGATAATCAGGGCCGAATAAGTTACGCAGATTCAACTCATCGCAGCGCGTACCTTGCTAGTAATGGCTATACCGTTATCTCAGCCCAAGACGCTCTTACTTCTTCGATCGCGACTATTAAAAGAATCGCAGACGTTCGGAATAACGTTACCGTTCAATACAATAACGGCGGAGAAGAAACAGCTAGTAATACGCAGTCCATCGCTATCTATGGCCAACAAGCGCACACAATCCCGACGACCTTACATAATGCCGCAGACGCAGAGTTTCAAGCCGAGTTCTATTTAGGCATTCGAGCCTTTCCACAGGCCCAGTTCCAAGCCATTACTTACACACTGGCCAATAGCAACATAGACGACTCGGATCGTGACGCACTTCTAAACGTGTTTATCGGTCAACCTTTAGACATAACTAATCTTCCGCCGAACATTCTCTTAGGACGCTTTCAAGGCTTCGTCGAAGGCTGGAGATTCTCGGCTGGAGTGAACAGACTCGACCTAACTCTTACTCTCAGTCCTACGGCTTTCAGCTTGCAGTCGATGAAGTGGGAGAACGTGAGTGTCGCCGAGAGCTGGAATACTTTATCTTCTACACTTATCTGGAACAACGCGACAGTAGTCGCATAAAGGAGAAAAAATGGCCACGAGTCCGTTATTCGGCTGGGAAGAACCAGACGACACAGACCTAGTTAAAGACGGCGCAGCTGCGATTCGTACGCTGGGCAACGCTATAGATACGTCTATGGGTGATCTTCTGGGCGGTACTACTGGCCAGATCCTCGCGAAAAACTCGAACACGAACATGGACTTTACATGGGTAACTAATGACGTCGGCGACATTACAGCTGTAACAGTCACTAGCCCAATTACAGGCGGCGGAACTTCTGGCAGTGTAGGAATCGCAATACAGGAAGCGTCAACAGCTCAAAGAGGCTCGGTTCAACTTTCGGACTCTACTTCTACGACTTCATCGGTATTAGCGGCAACGCCGACAGCTGTTAAATCAGCCTACGACTTAGCAGCTGCAGCGATTCCTAATTCAATCATTGACGCTAAAGGCGATCTAATTGCAGCAACAGCGGCAGATACTCCAGCGCGCTTAGCAGTCGGAACGAATGGCCAAGTATTAACAGCCGACTCTACAGCCGCGACGGGCCTAGCGTGGGCTACAGCTGCAAGTAGCGGCGCAACTATTAAGAGCGTAAGAAAGTCTTCTAATCAGTCCGTTACTAGTAGCACTACTTTAGTTAATGACTCACAATTAAAATTTGCCGTAGAAGCCAACGCGACTTATTTATTTCATGTCTGGCTCTGGGTTTACGCGGCCGACGGTACTCCAGACATTAAATTAACTTTCACTGGTCCATCAGGATCGACTCTCGTATGGAGTCCATCGACCGTATACGGAACTTCCGACGGTACGCAGGCTTTAGGTACTGTAAGCGCGGCCACTGTAACGTTAAACGCATTCGTCGACGCTAACGAAAGAAACCAGCTTTACTTCGGTTCAATTCTTAACGGTGCGACAGCTGGAGACGTTCAACTTCAATGGGCGCAAAACACCAGCAGCGGAACGGCGACAACTGTAAAAGCGGGTTCTTACATCTACGGAATAAAGGTGTCCTAATGAGTAAAGTAATTACGAATAAGAAGATAAACATCGACCAATTAGGACATGAATCTAAAGTCGATCTAAACATCATCTCCGAGCCAGACGGCACATTCATTATAGAATCAAGTGTTATCCAAAAGAGCTTAGAATCTTTCGTAGATTCTCACGTCGCAGACGATAACTGGGTAAGCCCTAATCCACCGAAAGTAATAACGATCGAGAATAAGTTAGCTTCTGTCGGACTTTCGATCGACGACTTAAAAGCGGCTTTAGGATTATGAATTACCCAATCGGTACAGCTGCGGCAGTAGTCGAAGTAGCACTTAAAGAAGTTGGCACTGTAGAAGAAGGCGATAACCTTACGAAGTACGGAAAGTATACAAAAGCCGATGGCCTACCTTGGTGCGGATCTTTCGTTAACTGGTGTTTCAATGAAGCGGGCGTAAAGCTTCCGTCGATGGTGTCTACAGCTGCGGGCGCGCACAAACTTAAAGAAGTAAGCCGCTTCGTTACGACAGATCCCAAGATCGGCGATCTTGCATTCATGGACTTTCCGCATGATGGAGTCGACCGTATTAGCCACATCGGAATAGTCGTAGGAGTTAACGCCAAGACAGTTATCACGATCGAAGGTAATACTTCTGGAACTGGCGACCAACGTAACGGCGGAATGGTAATGATTAAAGAACGCGCATTCGGGAGCGGTAAAGAGATCGTAGGCTTCGGACGTCCTAAGTTCGTCGCTTATGCTGGCGATTATCCAGTCGTCGAAGTACCTGTTAAGTCGGCAGCAAAGCCGAAGATTAAGGAGAAGAAAGATGGAAAACTTAAAAGCATTACTCGCAAGCTGGGCGCGTAGCTTCTTAGCTGCGTCTATCGCTGTTTACATGGCTGGAGTTACAGAACCGAAGGCGATCGGCATGGCGGGCCTTGCCGCCGTTCTGCCTGTAATCCTACGCTGGCTCAATCCTAAAGACTCAGCTTTCGGGTTATCGGGGAAGTGACTCGGAAACTACTCGCGGGAAGTCTGGCCTTAGTCCTTTCGGCTGGGCTTTCCGCGTGTGGTTATCAGGGTTGGATTCGTTATGAATGCCAAGAATACGAAAACTGGGAAAAGCCAGAATGCAAGCCGCCACAGTGCGTCGTTACTGGAACGTGCACTAAAGACGTCCTTGGAGACGTATCACATGAGACACACCCGACGCCGTAGTCCAGAAGAAGTCCACGCGCAGCTCATTCTTATAATCGGCGCGACTTTAGCGTTGGTTTTCTTGATCGTAACGCTGGGCATTACTTACGCGCTTATCTTCGTTACTCAGCCCATAGGTAATCAAGCTCCTAACGACGCCGCTTTCATAGATCTACTAAAGACACTTTCGATCTTCTTAACTGGATCGCTTGGTGGAGTTCTGGCGGGTAACGGATTAAAGTCCAAGCCAAAAACGCCAGTCGACACGCCGACAGCCACGCGGGAATCTTGACCTAAGCGCGTTCTTGCTTCACTCTTTACATAGGGAGCGCGAACGTCGCTCCCAGTATCGGGAGCAAGTAAATGAATGAACTATCTATCGTGGTCTTTATGGCCGTCGCTGGAATCTTATGGGCAGCGATCAGCTACTCAGTCGGCTATCGTGAAGGTGAACGTCGCGGCTATCTTCGCGCCCGTTCAATAGCGCGTCACGCAGCTAAGGACGTAAAGTAATGAGCTTCTTAGACAATTACGAAGACGTAGCGGCAAGAATCGCCCGTCTATGGGCCACACACCCTACAGCCAGAGTCCAGACGAACATCGTGGACTTTAACGCAGAAAAGGGCTTCGTTCTTATTCAAGCCCAGATCTTCCGCGAGTACGAAGACGTTAATCCATCGGCTACAGATTACGCATTCGGTAACGTCGCTACCTATAACGTCAACATGAAGAAGTTCTTCGTAGAAGATACGGTAACGAGCGCAATAGGACGCGCTATCGGACTTCTACTGGGAGCAGATAAACGTCCTACACGCCAAGACATGGAGAAGGTCGAAAACCTATCTACCAAGGTCGCTAATTCAACAGCCGACGATTACGATCCATGGACTGTCAAGTTCGGCGACGTGCCAAGTTATAAGACAGCGGCAGAAGCAGAACAGAGCGGGATTCCTAGCCTTGGATCGTCAATGGACGAGATCGCTAAGCAGCTGGGCGGAGAACTAGTAAAAGAAGCTCCAACGTGCAGCCATGGTCATCGAGTCTGGAAGCAAGCCCACGAAGGCGCGCCTAAGAACTGGGGCGGGTACTTCTGCACAGAACGCACTAAGGCCACACAGTGCGCGCCATCTTGGTACGTACTAGCCAGCGATGGCAAGTGGAAGCCACAGGTCTAACTATGAGTAAATACATGGAGATTCTTAACCCACAGACCATGATCGGACGACTCTATCAAGATGGCGAAGTTATAGCCGAGTATAAGATCGAACAGTGCGACAGCTGTAGCAAGCTCGTAAAGTTCGACAAGTTCGGTTATACCAAGGGCCAAGGACGCGAGAAGTTAATCTGGTTATGCGGGTTATGTAGATGAGAGTAAAGCCTACGATCGAGGATAAAGTTCTAGCGCACACTGTTGCTTTAGAACGTATCGCTCAGATCCAAGGACAGCCAGACCACGAAAGCCGATACGACAGACATCTGGGATTCCATGATTACGTCGCCCAAGTAGCCGAGTCAATAGTGGCCGAGATCTTAGTGGCTCGGTTCTTAGGCTTTGTGGAGTTCGATCCTAGAGCTTCACGATTCAAGGACTCGGCAGACGTCGGCAGCTTCGTAGAAGTCAAGTGGACGCGCTACGAGACTGGACAGATGATTATCTACGAGAATGATCGCAATAGTGACGTGGCGATTCTGGTCGTGGGAACTAGCCCTAATTACAGGTTAGCGGGCTGGATTCCCGTAGCCATGGCCAAGAGGCCGAAGTATAAGAACGCTAGGCAGCCGACTTACTGGGTAGATCAAAAGAATCTACAGCCTATCGAGAACTTGAAAGGATCTAACTATGGACAAGCTTCGCTATAAATGCCGAGTCTGCAAGAAGGACACAGAACAGTTAATTCGTGTAATTACAGACAATCTTCCAGAGAACGTTAAAACGATCCAGTGCTGCGTCTGCTCGACTATGACGGTGGCCTTAATCGGAGTAAACGAATGAAGATTCTAGATCTATTCTGTGGTGGTGGCGGTGCTTCTGTGGGTTATGCAAGGGCTGGCTTTACGGTTATCGGCGTCGACATGGTACGGAAGAAGAATTATCCTTATGAGTTCATTAAGGGCGATGCCATGGAGATTCTTAAAGACGTCGAGTTTCTAAATACGTTCGACGTTATTCACGCTTCGCCGCCTTGCCAGTTCTACACAGTAGCGGGTAATCTCATGCGCGCTCAAGGAAACAAGACATCAAAGCCAGATCTTCTCGATCCAGTGAGACAGGCTTTAATCGCTTGGGGCGGTAAATACATCATCGAGAACGTAGTGGGTGCGCCTATGGGTGGGATCACTTTATGCGGATCTTCGTTCGGATTAAAGGTAAGACGACATCGTAAGTTCGAGTCGAACATGGAACTAACATCGCTCGAATGCAGACATAAGGAACAAGGTCGACCAGTGGGAGTCTATGGATCTATGAACGATGAAATTCCTAAAGGCGGGCGTACAGCTAAGACACTTAAAGAAGGCCAAGAAGCTATGGGTATCGACTGGCTTGGCTGGAATTCGTTAAAAGAGTCAATTCCGCCTATTTATACGGAACACTTAGGACGTCAAATTATGGAGCAACTATGAAGAAGTTATCCACAGACGTTATACACACCCTGTTGAACACGCCCAAGATGACGCTCGTTAACCTGTTAAACTTGACAGCCTTGCTACGCTGTTATCGCTTGAAGCGAGCCGTAGTGCGGTATAGCTCGCAAGGGCGAATGCAGCTAATGGGCGCGGTCTATGTCCTTACGGCCATCACTTCAATAACAAGCATTCCAGAAGCAACAGCAAGCAACTATTCAATAGATCATCTAAAGCTTTATGCACATAGTCGAATACTTGACTATAAAGAGTTTCAATGCTTTAACAAGATTATCACTAAGGAATCTCGCTGGAACTATTTAGCGAAGAACGGTTCGCACTTCGGACTTGGCCAGATGAGATCACAGCATTACAGAGATCTAGATCCTTATCGCCAGATAGACGCTACGCTTAAATACGTGAAGACACGCTATTCGACAAGCTGCAAGGCGTGGGCATTCCATGAGAAGAAGGGCTACTACTAATGACATTACATAGCCAGCGTAAGAGCAACTCGACACAATGGAAGAAGCTAAGACTTCGGATCTTGAATCGTGATGGCTGGACGTGCTTCTGGTGCGGTCAAGAAGCAACGACGTGCGACCACGTAATCCCAGTAGCAAGAGGCGGCTCAGATGATCCAGATAACCTAGTCGCAGCTTGCAAAAGGTGTAACTTCTCACGTCAAGATCGACTACCCGAAGAGATGGATCTAGTGAAGAAGAAGGTAGGCGGTGTTTTTTTTACTGGCGATTCCA